AAAATGATTTAATTAATCCATTACTTTTGGATAATATGCGTGAAGGCGTTAAACTCCTTATTAAGCATATTGATTTAAAAAGTAATACTTTAATTGTAGTAGATAGCGATTGTGATGGTTATACATCTAGTGCTATTCTAATGAATTATTTAAATAGATTCTTTCCAAGCTGGGTATAGAATCACATTTATTATTTTATACATTCAGGAAAACAACATGGTCTTGAAGATACTTTAAAAGAATTTGATTGGTTAAATAAAAACATTAGATTTATTATTTGTCCTGATAGTTCGAGTAATGATTATATTTAGCATGAAATATTACAAGACCATCATGTTGATTGTTTAATATTAGACCATCATGAAACAGATGGTGGATATTCAAAAAATGCTATAACTATTAATAATTAGTTATCTAAAAATTATCCCACAAAATCTTTATGTGGTGCTGCGGTTGTCTGGAAATTCTGTTGTTATATTGATAGTATTATGAAAACTCAATATGCTATTGATTATGAAGATTTAGCAGCACTTGGCCTTGTAGGTGATATGATGAATATGATGGATTTTGAAACTCATTATATTATTTAGGATGGCCTTTAGAGAATTAGAAATCCATTTTTTATTGAAATGATGAATCGTTAGAAATTTCAATTTGAAGGTGGAATTACTCCAATTGGTATAGCATTTTATATTGTTCCTTATATTAATGCTATGACTCGTTCAGGCACTATGGAAGAAAAATAGTTAATGTTTGAAGCAATGCTTGAATGGCGTAGTGATGAAATGATTCCATCTACAAAACGAGGATGTAAAGGATAGATTGAACCACGGCATGAATAGGCTGGAAGAACTTGTGTAAATGTAAAAAGTAGATAGAAACGCGCGCAAGATACTAGTTTAGCAAATATAGAAGCACGTATTGAAGAAGAAAATTTATTAGATAATAAATTATTAATTTTGCGTGTGCCAGAAGATGAAGTTGATAAGAATTTAGCAGGTCTTATCGCAAACTAGTTGGCTAATAAATATGCGCGACCCACACTAGTATTAAGAGTAATTAATCAACCTGATGGCTCAATATTATACGCAGGCTCAGGCCGCAATTATACAAATTCTAAATTAGAAAACTTTAGATAGTTTTGTTTAGATACTGGTTGTATGGAACTTGCACAAGGTCATGCTAGCGCATTCGGCGCTTCTATCGCTGATAAAAATTTTAATAGATTTATTGAAATAACAAATAAAGAATTATCAGATTTTGATTTTTCTCCTTGTTATTATGTTGATTTAGAAGTTACTGCTGATTAGTTAAGTGATAATGAAGTATTTGCCATTGGCTCAAATGCTACATTATGGGGGCAAGGATTAGAAGAACCATTGATTGCTATTACTAATATTAAAATTGATAGCGAAGGAATTCAATATTTAGGTAGTGATAAAAATACTCTTAAACTTACTTTTCCCGGCCGTAAAACTTCAATGATTAAATTCCATATGAAAGAAGATCAAAAATTATTATTAGATCCTCAAGGCGGCACTTTAACTTTAACTGCTATTGGTAAATGCCAATTAAATCATTATATGGGAAGCGTAACTCCATAGGTTCTTTTAGAGGACTTTGAAATAGTTAAAAGGACTAAATGGGATTTTTGATTTAGTGCTCGCTGCTTGGTTAGTGGGCGCAAACATCGAGGTATGAAATAAAAATTCGCTTGGAAATTTTTCAAGCGAATTTATTGCCTTTATGTAAAAGGCGCGAACCAGGTTATGCCGTCCGGATGAAGCGCGAATGCGGCATTCTTTCTTTTTTAAAAGTTGATTTTTATTAAATTATATAGTATAATAATTATAAGAAAAATAGTAAAAGGAATTAAATGTAAATGAAAAATAAGAAAGAGGGTGAAGCCAAATGTAGCTGACAAATAAACAAGAAGAAGGACTTAAAATGGCGGTTAATCGTTATAATTTAGGAATGCCTTATACTGTTATTTCAGGCTACGCTTGACTGGAACTGGAAAATCTACTTTAGTCAAGTATATTGTCGCTGCTTTAGGCTTTTATCCAGAAGAAGTAGCATATGTTGCTTATACAGGCAAAGCAGCAACAGTTCTTAAAAATAAAGGCTGCCCTAATGCAGTAACTGCTCATAAACTATTATATCGTGCTCATCAAAAACCAGATGGAACATATGCATTTACACCAAGAGAAAGATTAGAGCATGATTATCAATTAATTGTAGTAGATGAAGTATCTATGTTACCGCAAGAATTATGGTATCAACTATTATCTCATGGAGTTTATGTATTAGCAATGGGTGATCCTGGTCAATTGCCTCCAGTCAAGGAAGAAGCCAATCCTATTTTAGAAAAGCCCCATGTATTCCTAGATGAAGTAATGCGGCAGGCACAAGAGAGTGCCATCATCAGGCTATCTATGCATATACGAGAAGGAAAAGATTTTCGTCTTTTTCCTACTGTTAGTGGAGAAGTTAAAATTGTCCCTCATAAAAGAGAATTCGTTGATGAGGATTTGTGCCTATTACAAGCAAGTCAAGTAATTTGTGGAACAAATCAGGAACGTAATAGACTTAATTTTCGCATTAGAGAGTTACTAGGAAAAGGTAGTGAGCCAGAGCCTGGTGATAAAATTATTAGTTTAAAAAATCATTGGGATGATATTAGTCCAAATGGTAATGCTTTAACTAATGGGGCTATTGGCACTATTATAGATTATAAACATTTTTTACAAGAATATCCAAGATTAGATAGATTTAAAGATTTTCAACCTACTGATTTAATATATACGAATTTGTTAGTAGATGAAGATGATAAATTTTCTCAATTACCAATAGATTATAAATGTTTAACTACTGGAGACGCATCATTAACAAGTAAGCAAGAATATCAATTAGGTGGATATAATAAATCTTTATCTGCTAGAGCTAGAAAAGATCCTTGGTTTGATGCGATGCGGTATTCTAAAGATATTCCATATCAATTTAATTATGGATACGCTATTACTTGTTGGAAGGCTCAAGGTAGTGAATATCCATATGTATTAGGATATGAAGCAAGTTGGTTAAAAAGACAAAAACCAGATGAATATAAAAAGTATCTTTATACATTGGTGACTCGCGCTGAAAAAGCTGTTATTTTAGTTGGTGATTGACAATTAATAAAATATATGATATAATATTTATAGAATAAATATGAAAAGGAGTTTTTAGTTTGGTAGAGACATTTTTTGATGTCCATTCCCATACGGAATATTCAAATCTTCGTTTGGTTGATTGCATTAACCATCCTAAGGACTTAATCAATAGAGCGATTGAAATAGGGCTTAGTGGGTGTAGTATAACTGATCACGAAGCCTTATGTTCGCATATGATAGTCAATAAATACGCAAAAGAAATAAAAGAAAAATATCCAGATTTTACAATAGCATTAGGTAATGAAATTTACCTTACAGATACAAGAGATAGAGGGCAGAAGTATTATCACTTTATTCTTTTAGCAAAAGATAGATTAGGATATAAGGGACTTTGTGAATTAAGTAGCACAGCTTGGTATAATCTTTATGTTGATCGTCGTCTTGAAAGAGTTCCAACTTTAAAGTCTGAACTTCAAGAGATTATGAAGAAATATAAAGGTCATATTATTGCGACCACCGCATGTATGGGTGGTGAGTTATCTACAAATCTGCTTGGGTTAGCATTGGCGAGAAAAGCGCAAGATAAAGAAGCAGAAAGAGAATATTATGATAATGCTTGTAGTTTTATAAATTTCTGTATTGAAGTATTTGGAAAAGATGATTTTTATATTGAATGTGCGCCAAGTATTAAAGAAGATCAAGTTATTGTAAATAAACAACTTTTAAATGTTGCTCATGCATTTAATTTAAAGATGGTTGTAGGAACAGATGCGCATTATCTTAAAAAAGAAGATAGATTTGTTCATAAAGCATTTTTAAATTCAAAAGATGGTGAACGTGAAGTAGATGAATTTTATGAATATTCATATATGCAATCACCAGAAGAAGTAAGAGAGCATTTAAGTGCGGCAATGAGTGATCGAGATATTGATTGGATATTTGAAAACTCACTAGAAGTAAAAGAAAAGATAGATTTCTATTCATTAGAAAAACATCAACATATTCCAGAAGTTGAAGTAATAAATTATAAGAAACAAGGATATTTAAAATATTTTGGTGGTTCATTTGATGGATATAATGATCAATTAGATGAATTTTATAATAAATATCCAATATTGACAGAACTTTTTGATAGTGATAATATTCAAGAAAGATATTGGGTTAATCAATGTTTTGAAGCATTGATTGATAAAGGAATTGGATTAAAAGAAGAATATTTAGCTCGTTTAAATGAAGAAGCACGAGTAAAAAGAGTTATTGGAGAAAAACTTGAAACTTGTATGTTCGCATATCCAAATACTCTTCAACATTATATTGATTTGTTTTGGAGATGCGGCAGCACAGTAGGAGCAGGCCGTGGTTCTGCATGTTCTGGATTAAATCATTATCTTTTAGGTGTTACACAACTTGATCCAATTGAATGGAATCTTCCATTCTGGCGTTATCTTAATGACGAACGTGTTGAGTTAGGTGATATTGACATTGACTTAGCGCCAAGTAAACTTCCAAAGATATTTGAAGAAATTCGTAAAGAACGTGGAGAATTTGGAATTGTTCAAGTTTGTACATTTGGTACAGAGGCAACTAAATCGGCAGTATTAACAGCATGTCGTGGCTATCGGTCAGAAGATTATCCTGAAGGAATTGATGTTGATGATGCCAGATATATTTCATCATTAATTCCACAAGAACGTGGATTTTTATGGGATCTTCATGATATGATTTATGGTAATCCTGATAAAGGACGAAAACCGCAAACACAATTTATTAATGCTGTAAATGTTTATCCAGGACTTTTGGAAATTATGCAAGGTATTGAAGGATTGATTTCTCGTCGTGGTATTCATGCATCAGGAGTTATTTTATTTGATGAAAATATTTTTGATGAAGCAGCATTAATGAGAGCAAGAAGTGGGAATTTAACAACTCAATGGGATCTTCATGATCAAGAAGCAGCTGGAAGTGTTAAATATGATTTTCTTCTTACTTCAGTTCAAGATATTATTATAAAAACGATTGATTTACTTCAAGCAGATGAAGTAATTGATCCAAAATTAAATTTAAGAGAAGTATATAATAAATATTTACATCCAAATGTATTACCAACAGATGATGAAAGAATATGGGATGCATTGGCCGCAGGAGACGTATTAGGTGTTTTTCAATTTGAAGGAACTGTTGGACAACAGGCGGCAAAAAAGATTAAGCCACATAATGCTTTAGAAACTGCTGATGCTAATGGATTAATGCGATTAATGGCAAGTGAACCTGGTGCTGAAATGCCACTAGATAAATATGTTCGTTTCAAAAACAATATCCAATTATGGTATGATGAAATGGATAGATGCGGTTTGACAAAAGAAGAACAAAAGATTGTTGAACCATATTTTAAATCATCTTATGGAGTTCCACCAAGTCAAGAACAGTTAATGAGAATGTTAATGGATGAAAAAATTTGTGGTTTTACTTTGGCAGAAGCAAATGCGGCTCGTAAAATTGTTGGTAAAAAACAGATGAGTAAAATTCCAGCACTTCGAGATAAAGTATTAGAAAAAGCAAGTTCTCGAAAATTAGGAGAATATATTTGGAAATATGGTGCTGGACCGCAGATGGGGTGAACTAAAACTTGCCCCTAAACATCTTTCCGTTTATCAGCGGGGTATTTAAAGTTTTTTGGACAAAAAGTTTTAAATGCTAACGGGGAATTCTTAGGTATCAGTGAGGATATAAAAAATATCCCAAGTGAGGACTGATATGATGAAAATCCCGTGGGAAGTCTTATCAGTAAATATATTTTATAAGGAGTTATATTATGAATTATATTTATTGTTATGTGAATAAAATAAATTAGCATAAATATGTTGGATAGACAAATAATTTATAGAGAAGAATAAGAGAACATAAATCTTGTGCTTTTAACCCAAATTCAAGTTCATATAATGATTTAATACATTGTAAAATTAGAGAATATGGTATTGAAAATTTTGATATTGAAATATTGGAAAAATTATATTATGATGATACTGAAAAAATTAATGAACGAGAAAAATTTTGGGTAAAAGAAAAAGAAAGTTACTGTGGTTGGGGTAAAGGATATAATATGGATTTAGGTGGCGGAAAACGTGCTTATAGTTCTATATTATCAAATGACCAATTACAAGAAATTAAGCAAGATATAAAAAATGGAATTCCTTATTTTGATATAGAAAGAAAGTATAATATATCAACATCTTTTATTTCTTCAATTAATAATGGAGTATATTTTAAAGATGATAATGAAAAATATCCATTATATAAATATTATAAACAAAAAGAAGATTATGATGAATTAATTGATTTATTATTAAATTCTACATATTCATTAAATAAAATTGCAGAAATTCTAGGTTTAGGATATTCAACTGTAAAAAAAATTAATGAAGGAAAATTAAGAAAAGGATTATATCCAACATATCCAATTAGAAAAAAAACAGTTTATGAATAGAGAGCAGAAAAAGTTAAAGAATTATTATTAAATACAAATTTAACTTATAAGGAAATAACTAAAATAACAGGAGCCTCTGATGATACAATTCGTAGAATTAGAATAGGTGAATGTTTTAAAGATGCTAATTTAAATTATCCATTAAGAAACCTGTAACGACTATCCTCAGTGAGATGAGGAGTAAGGATATTATTGATACATATCTTGAAATGGTGTTCTGCCGATTACCAATTTTTTAGTAAAGAAATAGCAAAAAATTGGTAATCCGCAGTAAAAGATAGTCTAAACTTTATGGAAACATAAAGAAATAAAATTGATAGTTTTAGTATTATTCATGCATTAGCATATTCCTTTATAGGTATTCAAACTCTTTATCTTGGAGTAAATTATCCAATTTATTGGAATACAGCATATCTTATCGTAAATAGTGGAGCATTAGATAGTGAAGATGATATAGATGATGATGATAAACAAGAAGGAACTAATTATACAAAGTTAGCAAAAGCAATTGGACAAATTAGAGCCGCAGGAATTCAAGTAAGTTTAGCAGATATTAATCGTTCAGAATTTGGATTTGTGCCAGATCCAGAGAATAATCAAATTCTTTTCGGAATGAAAGGTATGTTAAATATTGGCGATGATGTTATTGAAGAAATAATTAAACATCGGCCATATGCTTCTCCAAGAGATTTTATAAATAAAGTAGATCCTAAACGACAAGTTATGATGTCATTGATTAAAGGCGGGGCTTTTGATCATATGATGGATAGAAAAGAATGCATGGCTTGGTATATTTGGGAAGTATGTGATAAAAAGAAGAAAGTTAATCTTCAGAATTTAGCTGGTTTAATGAAATATAAATTAGTACCAGAAGAAAATGAAGATTAGGTAATGGCACGAAGAGTTTATGAATTTAATAGATATTTAAAAGCAATAACTATTCCAGCTAATAAATTAAAACCATATTATGTTCTTGATGAACGCGCAATTGCGTTTTTAATGGATATTCAACAAGAAAAATTAATGTGTCAAAATGGTAATATTTATTGCATGTTAAAAACTGATTGGGATAAAATTTATCAAAAATGGATGAATGTTTATCGAAATTGGTTGACAGAAAATCATGATGAAATATTGGATAAATATAATAAATTAATTTTCTTAGAAGATTGGAATAAATATGCGCGAGGCACTATTTCAGCGTGGGAAATGGAAGCATTATGTTTTTATTATCATGAACATGAATTAGCACATATAGATAATAATAGATATGGTTTTGTGAATTTTTATGATTTATCACCAGAACCTCAAATTGATAGAACATTTACAAAAAATGGAAAAACTATCAATATGTATAAATTATATAAGATTTGTGGAACTTGTATAGCAAAGAATAAAAATAAAGGTTCAGTAACTTTATTAACAACAGACGGTGTTGTTGATGTAAAATTTAGAAGAGAATATTTTGCATTATTTGATAAACAAATTTCTGCGCGTGGAGAAGATGGAAAGAAACATATTGTTGAGAAATCATGGTTTAATAGAGGAAGTATGATTATTATTCAAGGTATGCGTTCGGAAGATATGTTTATTGCAAAAAAATATGCATCTTCTGGTGGACATCAATTATATAAGATTGATGAAGTTATTGATGATGAAATTAAAATTAGGACAACACGCGCACAAGGGGATGCGGAGGATGAAGAAGAATGATTGAAGAAATTAGTGAATATAGAAATTTAAAAAAACTTGAACATAAATTATTATGTACATAGTGTATGATAGAAATGTAGATGGAAGAAATGGTGTATTTAACTGACCCATTGAAATATCCATACATATGCCCTCAATGCGGTAATAAAATAATTACTCAAAAAAGTTATCCATATACAGAAATTATAGGCGAATTTATAGGTACTTATCAACAGGAGATAACTTAATGGATAATAGATATACTATTATAGCAATTATGGGAAAGGCTGGCTCTGGTAAAGATACATTGTGCCGAGCATTATTAGAAGAATCAGAGTTTAAAAATGCTCGGCCTATTATAAGTTGTACTACCAGACCCATTAGAGATAATGAAAAAGATGGAATAGATTATCATTTTTTAACAAATGAAGAATTTACAAAACAAGTTCTTTCTGGTGATATGATTGAAGCTACTGTTTTTAATACTTGGTGCTATGGAACATCTATACATAATCTTAGTGAAGAATATATTAATATTGGAGTATTCAATCCAGAAGGAGTAGAATTACTTAGAGAAAATCCTAACATTGAACTTGCGGTAATCTATATAGAAGCAAATGATAAAACTAGACTTTTGCGACAATTAAATCGAGAAAAGAATCCTGATTGTCATGAAATTGTGCGCCGTTTTTCTGCTGATGAAAATGATTTTAGCGACAATGAAATTGAGTATATTGAACCAGATATGTTTATTACTAATAACGATGGCGCTGATATACATCGAATTTCAAAAGCGGTTGCTACAGCATGGGCAAAAGGGCAAATTACATTAAAGAATACAAAATAAAAGCCATATATAGTGATAACCGAAAATTTAAATACAAGATTTTGTTTAGGAGGTCATAGATATGAGTGTTGTTAAAAGGGATGGTAGTATTGTTCCTTTTGATGCCACGAAAATTGTAAATGCTATTAATAAAGCATTTATTGAAGTAGATGGCAAATTATATGAAAATGATACAGCAACTGATATTGCTATGGAGATTGGCGATGCTATTCTCAAACTTAGTAATTCAATTGATGTAAGTGTTGAATAGATATAGGATAAAGTAGAAGAATATTTAATGCGTTCAGAACGTCCTGATGTGGCTCGCGCATATATTCGTTATAGATATAAAAAAGAAATTGCTCGTAATTATCAGAAAGATTTTATTGATGCTATTCGTGAGAAACTTGAAGGAAGAAATATTGTTAATCAAAATGCTAATGTGGATGAACATTCTTTTGGCGGACGTAATGGCGAAGCAAGTAGTGTTGTAAATAAAAAGCTTGCTCTTGATTATATTATTTCTCCAATGGCAAGAGAACACCATATTAATAATGAAATTTATATTCATGATTTAGACCATTATTATTTAGGTGATCATAATTGTCTTTCAATTCCATTTGATGAACTTTTGGTGAAAGGTTTTAATACTCGTTAGACAGATGTGCGGACGGCAGGCTCAGTAAATACAGCATGTCAATTAGTAGCTGTAATTTTCCAACTCCAATCTTTACAACAATTTGGTGGAGTAAGCGCTACGCATATTGACTGGACAATGGTTCCATATATTCGTAAGAGTTTCCACAAACATTTCAGAGATGGAATTGTTTGGGTAGAACATAGAATTCTTGATTGCACTCCTCCTGATGGAGTAGATGTCACAGATTTAGCTATTGATGGTGAATTTTATAAAGATCTTGAATGTCCAAACGCTTATGATTATGCTATGGTCATGACAGAAAGAGAAGTTTATCAAGCGGTAGAAGGTTTATATCATAATCTTAATACTCTTCAAAGTCGGTCAGGCAATCAATTACCATTTACAAGCCTGAATTATGGTACTTGCACATTGCCCGAAGGCCGCATGTTTACTAAGGCTCTTTTAGATGTTAGCATTGAAGGACTTGGCAGACTCCATAAAACAGCAATTTTCCCATGTGGTATTTTTCAAAAGATGAAAGGTGTTAATGATAAAGGTAGCCCTAACTACGATCTTTATCGCCTTGCACTTGAATCAACTAGCAAACGTCTTTATCCAAATTATGCAAATGTTGATTGGTCTGGAAATGCTGGGTATGATAGAAATGACCCAACCACATATTTTAGTACCATGGGATGTAGAACTGTCAATGGCGCAGATATTAATGCTGAACCAGGCGTAAATCCTCAACGCAAAGATGGTAGAGGAAATATTTGCCCTGTTACTATTATTCTTCCTACTATTGCTATGGAAGCAAAAGAGCATATGGCTGAAATGGGTGAGAAAACAATTGTAGATGCCTTTATGTCTCTTTTGGATAAAATGATTTATGATGCAAAAGATATGCTTATTGAAAGATTTGAATATATTTGCTCACAAGATCCTTCAAGTGCTAAATTTATGTATGAAAATAATACAATGTCTGGTTATCATCCAGAAGAAGGAATTAGAAGTGCGCTTAAACATGGTACTCTTGTAATTGGACAACTTGGTCTTGCTGAAGCACTTCAAATTCTTATTGGTTGCGATCATACTGATCCAAAAGGTATGGAATTAGCTAAACAAATCGAAGGATTATTTAAAAAGCGTTGCGCTGAATTTAAGCAAGAAGAACATCTTAATTTTGGTGTTTATTATACACCTGCGGAAAATCTCTGCTATACTGCATTAAAGAAATTCCGTGAAAAATATGGAGAAATTGAAAATGTAAGTGATAAAGATTTCTTTACTAATTCTATGCATGTTCCTGTGTGGAAGAAAGTCTCACCATTTGATAAAATTGATATTGAGAGCCAATTAACTGGATATAGTAATGCTGGTTGTATTACTTATGTAGAACTTGATGCTTCTGTTGTCCATAATATTGATGCTCTTGAACAGATAGTAGATTATGCAATGGATAAAGACATTCCTTATTTTGCTATTAATGTTCCATCTGATACTTGCCTTACTTGCGGTTATTAGGGCGAAATTAATGATAAGTGTCCTATTTGTGGCAGCAAGAATATTCAACAATTAAGAAGAGTAACAGGATATTTAACAGGGAATTATACGACAGCGTTTAACCTCGGCAAACAGGATGAAGTTCATCATCGTGTTAAACACGTCGGGGAGATGACACAATGAAATATGCCGGTATTATAAGAAATGATGTAGCAGCAGGACAAGGAGTGTGTGTCACATTCTTTGTCCAAGGCTGTGACCAACATTGCCCAGGATGTCACAATCCATAGACATGGGATTTTAATGGAGGATATGATTTTACGCACGAAACTTTAAGTAATATTATTGAAGCATTAAAAGCAAATGGGGTTCAAAGGAATTTTTGTATAATGGGTGGAGAACCACTTAATCCAAATAATTTATTTCTTACTAATTTAGTAATTACTGAAGTTCGTAAAGAATATCCAGATATAAAGATATATTTATGGACTGGTTATATATATGAAGATTTAGTTGATAAAAAAGAAAAATTATTGTAGAATATATTAGAAAATATAGATGTTCT